AAAGCGGCGTGGGAGGAGGCGTGTCAGCGGACGATTTCCATGGCATACGAGCCGACATTAACGAGCGGAATGGATGGTACGCATAGTCTCACGTCAGGACACTACGAAGCGAGGAGCTTGGACTTTCGGAGTCGTGATGTGCCGTTTGAGTTGCGGAAGAATGTGCAATTGGCGGCGCAAGAGTTGTTAGGGAGTAACTATTTGGTGTTGTTGGAGGCAGATCATTTCCACATTCAAAAGAATCGGGGGGTGAAATGACGTATCCGAAATGGTTTTTCCGGCGCAAACGAGGGGAAAAGTTGTTGGAGCAGGGCACACTGGCGCGGTACATGGTGGAAGATTGGGGAACGGCGTGGTGTACGAAGAAGAGATTGGCGGGTGAGGGGGCGGAGACGATGGAATATTTGCCTAAAGCGGAGTATGAGCGCGTGTATTACTCGCAAATGGCGGGAGAATGGAAGGCGTATGCAGCGGTTTAAGACCCCACCCAATATTCCATCGAGTGAACGGGCATCGACGCAGGAATTAGCGACGGCGTTGAGTGAATTGCCGCTCGATCCCACGAAATTATCGGATGAGGAGTTAGCGGAGCTTACCGATAAGACGCGGGACGCGGAATTGTGGGCGAAAGAGTTACCCGATAGTGACGCCAGGGCGAAATATTACGGGAATCTGGGGTTACGGTTGGCGCGGGGCATTACCCGTGAGGAGATTAAGAAGATGACGGTGCGGGATCGGATGAATGCGGCGCGGCAATGCTTTGATATGCGCCAATTGGAGTTGGATAAGCCCACCACCACCGTCAATTTCCAAGGGAGACAGAAGATTATGGATGTGTTACCGGCGCTCACCGAGGAGTTAGACCGGCGGAAGCGTGAACGGATGACGATTAATGTGACGCCAGGAGAGAATCATGACGAGAGCGGAACGGGAGCAGATCAAGAAGTTGGAGAAGCGGGTGCAACACCTGGAAGTGGCAGCAAAAGTGTCGCAATTGACAAAGGCTGAGGGAGAATTCTATGCCACTCAAGTGTGGATCGAGCCAGAATATCAAGGAGATGAAGAAGGCGGGAGTGGCGGCGTCATTGACTAAGGCAGGCAAGAAAAGGAAAAAACGGAAGTGAGCCTTGCCACCCTTCCACGCGACCTTTCCCTCCTGACTGACGATCAACTCATTGAACTGACCAACGAAGCGTTAGCCTTCACCCAAAAAGACCGCCAGGAATGGCAGTTGTTGTATTACAAGCCAGCTTCCGCCAACGCCTGGAAAATTCACCAATCGACGGCGCATTTAGTGGGGATTGGCGGCGGGAATCGGTCAGGCAAGACGGATACGAATTTAGCGGAAGCGGCGATTCAAGCGACCGGCGTCATTCCTGAATCGTTACGTGCCGTCTATCCACGCGAAAAGATCCGTGGGCCGATTTCTGTACGTGTGGTGTGTGAGTCCCATACGACGACGTTAGCGCCGGTGATTCTCCAGAAATTGCGCTATTCCGGTTGGAATGGCTTTGGAGTGCAAGGTAGTGAGGTGGGACATTGGGGATGGATCCCACGCGATTGTCTGATTAATGGGAGTTGGGAGAAAAGTTGGAAGGAGTCGAAGCGGCAATTGACGGTGTTAAATCGTGACCCTGACAACTTAGACCGTGTGCTAGGCCATTCCATTTTCCAGTTCATGAGTCACGATCAAGATCCGGCGAAGTTTGAGTCGGGAGAATTTCATCTGGTCGTGATTGATGAACCGCCAAGCTACAGCATTTACCGAGCGAATCGTGCGCGGATTATGAGTGTCGGCGGACGCATGAATATTGGCATGACATGGCCGGATGATCCCAGTATTCCCGTCGATTGGATCTTTGATGAGATTTACGACATTGGCCAGGAAGGCCCCAAAAAACATCCTGACGTGGAATGGATTGAATTAGTCACCACGGAAAACCCCAACATCGATCAAGCCAGTGTGCGGCGAGAAGCAGCGGCGATGTCGGAAGTGGAACGAGCGTGCCGTATCCAAGGGAAGCCTATTCGGTTCTCCAACTTGGTGCATGCGTTATTTACGTCGGTGGAGGCGTGGTGGTGTTTTAAATGCAACGAGGAAACCTTGCTAGACGGCGATCATTGCGTGAAGTGTTTATCTGATGATGGCGCCTATTATACGCATGTAGCAGACTTCAAGATTGAGCCGTTGTGGCCGACTGTCTTTCTCATTGACCCCCATCCACGCAAGCCGCATATGTTTATGTATGTGCAGGTCAACGGCAATGATGATTACTCGGTGGTGTACGCAGGAGAATGCGCGGATGAGCCATTGGAAGTGGCGAAACGATGTAACGAGATTGAGCGAGAACTGGGGTTGTATGTGGCGAAACGAATTATGGATCCGAATATGGGTGCCTCTCCCGCGTCAACGAAGCGCGAAATCTCCTGGCAAGATGAGTTTGCGTCAGCGGGGTTGCCGTGTGATTTAGCGGGGGATAGTTCCGTGGGGCGGATGCGGGTAGATGAATACTTAAAGCCTGACGCGCTCACGAAACGCCCACGCTTACGATTCCATGAGGCGCATTGCGCGTTAGCGATTCATCAAATGAAACGTTTCGTGTGGGATGACTACAAGAACAAGGAGAGCCGCGATCAAAAACAAACACCCAAACCGAAGTATGATGATTACCCGGCGCTCTTAAAATATTTAATGAATGACATGCCCACGTTTACATTGCTACGTAACCAAGGGACGATTATCAAGCCGCAAGGAGCCATGCATGAAGGATATTAAGACGTACATTGTGTGTACGAAATGTCAGGCGACATTGTATCTCGGATGCCCTGAATTGTATTACGGCGATTCGTATTACATGCGCTGGGAACCGTGTGAAGAGGAGTTGCCTGAGAAGCCACCGTCAGCTTGCCCGAAGTGCCAAGGATCAACGATCCAGGAAGGACGCCATGCCACGCAAAAAAGTTAAACCCATGCGCTCAAGGAAACGCGCCTCACTGAATATTGACGAGAAGACGCTTGCGGGACATATCTGCGATTCATTAACGCGCGATCTTGAAGACCGCGACGAATGGAATAAGATGCGGGTGCAACGCTATGCGAAGTATCGCGGATGGCGTGAACCGAAAACGTTTCCGTGGACGAATGCTAGTAACGCGCATTTACCGATCTTGATGACGGAATGTTTGCGGACGCAAGACACCATTCATAATGCGGTGTTAGCGCGGCATCCAGTGGTGGAGTCGATGGCGATTAAGCAGGTGGATGTTGAGAAACAAAAGCATATCGACAATCTCTTAGACTATCAGTTCTTTGTGGAGCAGCCAGGGGAAGAAACGGTGGCGGCACTTGTGCAGCAGTTTGTCATTGATGGCGTGTTCCTGGCGCATGTGCCCTGGGTACGGTACGACGAAGCGGTGAATGATCTGCATATCTTTAACCCTATCCCTGACACGGTGACGATTGCGGATGGGGTGCGCCGCGCGATGGAGCAAATTTTTCAGATCGTGGAGCTTACGCAAATTGATACAGAAGGGTTTCGATGGCGTGGCACCATTCTCGATAATGAAGTGGAACGTAAAGTCACGGTGGAAGCGTATATTCAAGAGGAAGGCGGACGCCTGGAGTTAAATCTGCAACGTGACGTGCGAGCGTATGATGGGCCGGTGGTTATTGCAAAGAGTGTCGATGAATGGGTGGTGCCGTGGCGCTCGGATAATGTGCAAGCGCCCTCTCCCGCGAATCCCAACGGCGCCGAGCATGTCTTGTTATTGGACTACCCCACCTTAGATGAAATTCGTCGGCTTCAAAAGCAAGGCTATTACGACTTAATGACCGATGAAGATTTAACGAAAGTCGAAGGCGCCACACATGAAGATCCCACGGAAGGCGAAGAGAACTCCGAGCAGAAAGTCTTGAAGGATGAATTTGAAGGTATCCACGGCGGACAAGGGCGAAGCCGTCCTGATGAAGTTTCTGGCGCTCAACCGCTCACACGCATCCAGGCGTTCTTAGGTTGGGATGTCAATGGGGATGGCTTAGAGGAGCAATTAGTGGTGTGGATGATTCGGGAAACGAAAACGATTTTGCGTGTGCGCTATCTTACGGAAGCCTACCCTTCTGATCCGCCGTTACGTCCCTTGGCGTCTGCGGCATTTCTTCCCGTGGAAGGTCGAGCGTATGGCATTAGTTTACTGGAACTCTTGGAATCGCTCCACGACTTACAAAAGATTACCTACGATCAAATGGTCGATGCAGCGACGATTAAGAATGTGCCGTGGTTTGCGTATCGTCCGACCAGCGGCGTGAACCCTGAAACCTTACGCATTGCGCCGGGTGAAGGTGTGCCAATGAATGATCCTGAACGGGATCTGAAAATCATGGCGTTTACTTCACAGAGCGATGCGTATGGGTTGAATATGTTGCAGTTGTTATCGCAGATTCAAGAGAAGGCGTCGATGCAGGGCGACATTCAGTTTGGGCGTGTACCGAAAGGCAAGGCGTCGGCATTACGAACCGCGTCAGGCATGCAAAGCATTTTATCGCAAGGCGATGCCCGCCCAGAGAGGATCTTGCGCCGATTCTTTTCAGGCTTCAAGGATATCTATCGGATTATGCATGAACTCAATCAACGGTTCTTGCCGCCTCAAAAACAATTTCGATTGATGGAGCCAGACATCCAGGGGCGCAACGTGTATGAGTCGGTGGATGATATCGCCATGATTAGTGGGCGGATGCAATTTAAGTTTACGGCGGGGGCGTTTAACTCCGACAAGAATACCGCGATAGAAGTGCTGCAAACATTGATGCAGATGTTAATTAATCCTTTAACGTTGCAAATGGGTGTCGTGCAACCGCAGCATGTCCATAATATCCTGACGGACTTTATTAAGTTGGTGCAGCATGAACCCTCGCGATATCTCACTTCACCAAAAGATCCAGAAGGGCGGCTATCCATTACAGCGCAAGAAGCGATTAATGTATTGTTGAATGGACGAATGCCGCAGCGGACAACTCCCGCTGAAGGCCCACAGCAACACATTCAACAGATCTTAGCGTTCATGCAGCAACCGGAAGCGGAAGAGATTGATAAGTTTGTTCAGGCGTTAGTACAGGTCTATATCACGAATGTTCAAAGCCAAGCGCAAGAGGAAGCGCAGCGCCAACAGTTATTGCAACAGGCGCAACAGTTTCAACAGTCGCTTGGCGGGGGTGGCACGCCAGGGCCACAAGCGCAAGGTGAGGTGCCCAATTCAAGCGTGAGCGGTAATCCGCAAGTGCAACAGAATGAATTACTTGATGAAACATTAACGTAGAGGGGGGAGTATGCCTATTGATTTTTCAGATGTGCGCCAAACGTGGGCGAATCCGTATCAACCTGATACGCCACAAGTTCGGGTGATGGCGTTATCGGATGCGTGGGTGGATCTGCAAGGCACCATCCATGAGGAAACAAAGGCGATTCAAGCCAAACTTGACGCACATCTGGATACCATGAAATACTCAGGTGATTATTCGTATGAATATTTAGCTAAACAAAAGTCCTTACTTGATATTATTTCCGCAGAATTATTGCTGATACAACGTTTGGAGCGAACAATCGCCGCGTATCACGAACACGGAGGCGAGCATGGCAAAGAAGACCAACTTACCTAAAGATGTTCCACTAGGGTCTGCGGAAGCACGCCGGATCTTTCGAGATATCGCCAGCAATTTCAGTAAGTTAGCGGGAACGGTTTCAAGCCGTCCTCCCATACAACAAGAAGCGGCCCCGCCTCCAGCATCACCTTCTCCCAAGAAAAAAACTAAGCCTTCCACTCTTCCGCCTATTGTCACATCTCCAGCAAGCGTGACGTTCAAGCCTGTGAGAGAGCAGCGTCCTACTACACTGAAGGCGGGGCCATCAGTGAAACGCCAAGCGTTAGAGAAAGAATATTTGGCGACAAAAGAGACGAAGGTGCGGAAAGAGCAACCGACAAACTTCGAGAAGATTACCAGCGCGATGTTTGAGTTAGTGAAAAAAATGCCACCACCACCACCGAAACCTATTTTGCGCCCAATCATTGCTTTAAAGAAGTTTAAGCCCAAGAAAGTTAAAAGCAAGCTGATTAATGATGAGTTTATTTAGGGGGTTCTAGGATGGGTAATTTTGAGGGTGAACCAAGTGGGAAATCAACATCACACGTTGAAGGCATTTCCAAGAAAGGGATGAAGCAAGATCCTACAACGGGATCGATTAAAAAGAAGAAGAAAAAGAAAAAGCAGCCACAAGTGATTGGCGCGTAACACAAAGGAGGGAGTGATGGCACGAAAGACTGGGCGTACAGATGTCGCAGGGAACAAAAAAAATGAGCCAGGGAAAATTCACATTGGGATGAAAAACCCAAATATCCACCTGATGTTACAAAAGAAAAAGGGGTAAGCATATGGCTGACGACATCGTTGAGAGCCAAGAAGAGACGTTTCCCGATCCTGAGATTGAACCGATTATTGAGGAAGCGCCGGAAGTGGTTGTGGAAGCACCACAAGAAGTGCCGCCGCCAGTAGAGGAGGCCCCACGATTTGTCGAGGCGCCAGCAATGCAAGCAGCGCCAGTCGTGACAGAGCCGACGCCGGAAGTGAAGTTCTTTACGACACAGCAATTGCGGCAAGCGGTAAGTGAAGGCGTCATTACGGAAGATCAAATGGTTGACCAGATGCAATTACAGAACCGTGAGCAAGCCAAGCAAGAAGCGGTGCGTGCGATGCAAATACAGGCGCAAGAGCAGCGCATTGTCGATCAACTCAATGAGTACAATCAGGTCTACCCTGGGTGGAATCAAAACGGAACGGCATCAAACCAACGGGCAACCCCAGAATATCAACGATTATTGGGGCTTGGGTTTCCAGATAATAATGCCACGAGACTTGTGGCACTAGAGAAAACCTTTGGCCCCATGCAGCGCATTAAAGATGCGAGAGCGACACAGACGCGCACCGCGCAATTGCGTGACACCACGCAAGAAGTCGGTGGGCGGAGTGCCCCGCCTTCCAGTCGAGGGAAGAAAGATCCGCTTGATGTGTTATCAGTGAGCGAGAAGCGATTGTATAAATCGTATATCGACAAGGGGGTTTATCAAGATTGGAATGCGGTACGGAAAGAAGTGAAGGGTGCGGCGGCGCAAACGTCGAACCCAAGGCTTCGAGAGAAGCATGTGGAGTTGTTGCGATGAAAAGCACATCTCCTAACATTCTGACGCCCCAACAATGGACCGCGCTCGATCGTATGAAGGCGATGGCGTTTGGCGGAAGAAAGCGTGGAACTCTTGGTGGATCACTCGTTTCGGATATGGTGAGCTTACAAAAGACGCTGATTTTGTGCGGGAACTGTCAAGGGAAATTTGATTATCGACGAAGCGGATATTATTCCGTGTATCGTTATGAACACCAACCCGTACTCGGACCATGTGATGTGTGCCGAACACAAATCACTGGGAATGACGGACGCTTGTTTTTGCATGAGGAAGTTCGCCCTGAAGCCTGGGCAACGCCTGATGAACAGAAACAGCGACGGGCAACCCAGCGGCAAGTCGCAGACCCCCAGTACAGACGAAGGAGATAAGATGTCACAATTAGCCTATATACATAGTGGATCGAAAACTCGCGTACAAAAGATGCGCGTGGGAATTTCCGTAACCACGCCTGGTGTGCCGGTGATTGGCGCCACGGCGGATAATGAAGGTGTGTTATTAGGTACGACCACAACATCGGCTGATGCCGTTGGGATGGCTATTGATACGGCGACCTATAATACTGGCCAACAGACTGATAGCAGTGATCCGTCACAAACCGTGTCGGTGGTGACGAACGCTGACGCGGTATGGCAATGCCGGTTGTCGGGTGCGGCAACTTCTGGTTCTGCGTTAATCCCATATTTCAATACGGCAGCGTCAGCGACAGGGGTATTGGTTACGCCATCGGCAACGAGTGGCGGGTCAACCGTTGATATGTCCGCCGTGGATGATACGGTGATTTTTTGTTACTCCGGCGCGAACGCAGGGTTGTATCGACGCATGGAGCCAGCCGATGCCACTGATGTAAATTTAACGCAAGCCTTTCCGTTTGCTATTGCCGTGGATGATTTGTTTATCGTGTGTCCGATTACGGAAGGCGCGGTGCAATTCTCAACCTTCACCACGACATTAGATGAATACGACGCTTTGGTGGCGACGGCGTTAAATACGACACCAACCTGGCGTGCGGTGGAGTTGGTCTTAAATGATATTGGCAACAATGGGTTGCTGAATAGTTATGTGAATTTAATTTGCGCCGATCATGCTTTTGCTGGATCAGCTTTAGCCTAAAGGAGTAACAAATTATGGCAGTACCACAAATATCATCTGACTATACCGATCTGCTGGATCGACGGTTTTCAGAGATTTTCGATTCGACGTATAAACGGTTGCCGGATATGCGGAGTCTCTTGTTTAACGTGCAGACGGCACGTAAAGGCGCCGATGAACGGTTCAGCCAGCTTGGCGAGCTGGGCGACTTGCAAGCGTTTGATGGGAACGTCGCGTATGATTCAACATCACAAGGGTATGATGTCACGGCGACTCATAAAGAGTACGCCTTGGGAATGCAGATTGGACGAACGTTGATTGATGATGATCTGTTCAATCAAATGGATCGTCAACCAGCGAAGTTAGCGCGTTCGGCGCAACGGACGTTGGAGACACATGGCGCACGTGCCTTAACGATGGCCTTCTCGATAGATAATTTGTTTTACAACCATTCTGAAGGTGTGCCGTTGTGTAGTAACTCGCATACCACAACCAGTGGGGCATCGACAGCGGTGGGATTTGATAACTTATCAACCGCCGCGTTAAGTGCCACATCGGTCGCCGCTAATCGTATCCAGATGCGGAACTTCCGTGGGGATCGTGGCGAACGGATTAATGTGGAGCCGACCGAGATTTGGATTCCCCCAAATCTCTATGAAACCTCATACGAGATTGTGAGTTCATTGGGTAAAGTGAACACCGCCGATAACAATGCCAATGTGCATTACGGACAGTACACCATTTATGAATGGAACTATATGTCCAGTGCCACTGATTGGTTCATGATGGACGGCGAATCACGTCAAGATAATCTTATGTGGTTTAATCGGATTCCTGTGGAATTTGCTAACACTTCTGATTTCGATACTTTCGTGCGGAAGTGGAGAGTCTATACACGCTTCTCTTATGCGTGGATTGACTGGCGGTGGATTCTCGGAAACGATGTCTAAGCGACATAAACCTAAACGACGCAGGCGCCTGGAAGGGCGTCTGCGTGAAGGAGTATGGATATGGGTGAGTCACATTTTGGAACAGTGGTGGCAGAGAATGGCTTTAAAGTGGGAACAGCGGCGTCAAGTACAACCGCAATCAGCGGCGTGTATGAAGGATCAGAAACGTATGACGCCGGATCAATTGCCGATGGAGACGAAGAAGTTGGAGAGTTGACCATTACAGGCGCGGCACTTGGCGATTATTGCCTGGTGAGCCTAAGCATTGATATCGCGGATCTTGCCGCTGACGCGCATGTCACCGCCGCTGATACGGTGACGTATCAGTTGTTGAATAACACAGGCGGGGCAATTGACTTAGCTTCCGCGACGGTAAAAGTGTTGGTGATTTCAACATCGTAAGAAGGGGGATACATTATGGCGAATCGATATTATTCAGAACTGAAACAAGTGCCTGTAAAGGCAACATTGCCACCACCTCCTCCTGGGACCAAAGGCGTAAGCGATGCCCCCCCATCGTTTACGCCGGTTTCAGAGGAGCCAAAGAAAGGGATGTAGTGTATGAAGCGCACATTAAAACCATCACAGCGAACAGCGATTGAGCAAGACTTAGCGGCGTCGAATGAGTTGTTGACGAATCCGAATATGTCTTCGTACATCCAAGATAAGAGTGCCTTGCGGAAGCAAGTGAAGCAGATGAAAGACACCTTGGATACGCAAGCGCCACAACCGTTTGAGAGCGCGACAGAAAAGAACACGGCGATGAAACGTGAGCGACAATTGCGTGAAGAATTTACGGAAGGGATTCCGTCGAAGGAAGAGATGCGCCGCAACCGTGGCGGTGATGGGACTGTGCATAAACACATGAAGTGGGAAGCCGCGAACAAGTCAAAGATTTTAGAATGGAGAGAGATCGTGAAACGTCTTGAGCCAAGTTCTGATGATCCTGACTTGACAAGTTATGAAAAGTTTCGTCCTGAACGCCCATTCGGGTATGACACGACGGCGCAAATTGCTGGACATCATGCAATGTCGACGCAAGCGAAAGAGAATTGGCCGAAAGATATGGAGCATGCGGAAAAATGATATGGCGGATTTGTTTATTGGTTATATTGTTTAGCGTGGCTCCAGCGTGGGGTGCCGGTAAGTGGGTAGAAATTCTTAACACAGCGCCTTACAACGATGGGTTGTGTCCCGGTGTTGGCGGGAATCCTTCATTCGCTAACCAGCACAATGATTGTCGATGGGTGCCCACGGCCTGGGGTGGCGGGATCTTCGATACAAAGCGTGATCGGTATGTGATTTGGGGTGGAGGCCATGGCGATTATAATGGCAATGAAATCTATGCCTTAGATCGTGCGACAAATGCTTGGACATTACTGACGCAGCCAAGCCAAGTGGCTCCCGGCCCAGGTGAAGCATGTGAGGATGAGTTGGCTGATGGGACAGCGAATAGCCGCCATACATATCAACTCTTGGAGTATTTACCTAATACGGATGAGATGTTTGTGTATTCTGGCTCGCTAGCGTGTGGGAGTGGTGGGTTTGGGGTGGAAGTGTGGGTCTTTCAATTTGCGACAAATACATGGGTCTTGTTGCCTTCAACGGGTGATCCATTTTTGCCAGGGAATGGAGGGATTTTTCAGCTTGTTTATAATGACGTGGATGGGCATATATATGCGTGGTTCGGAGGCAACCTTGATAAAAAGATTTGGCAGTACAATAGAACAACCCAAGTTTGGACGCGCATGACGCCCTTTGCAGTTGATAGCTACACCACACAGACCTCCTCAATTGTGCTGGTCCCAGATCCAGGTGACAGTAGTAAGCGGTGGGCGGTGAGCATTGGAACTAGCGGGGTAGCATACTTTAAGATGGATGGCAGTGATAGCTATGCTATGCATGTCTTGGCAACCACAGGCGCAACCTATGGGACTGGGCCTACGGCCATTGCTCCACGTAGTATTGGGTTGGCGTGGGACCCACGGACGGAACGTATTGTTGCTTGGGGTGGATCTGACATTGATAACTTTGGGGATCGAGTGTGGTCGTTGAATCTTTCTACCGGAGCATGGATATACGAAACGACAACGGGTGGGCCATCTTGGCCGAATGGCGCTGGCGGTACGTTTGGAAGATGGCGCTATAATCCCACCTTGCGTGAGTTTATTATCCAAAATGATTTTCAGCAAAATCTTTTTGTCTGGAAACCTGAATGGGTAGATATTGCGAGCGGAACATGGATTAACCGTGATCCGCCTGGGCCGCAAGGAACCGCGCCCTGTATTACAGGGTGCAAACATATACGGCTTACACATAATCCTGATGATGGGAAAATCTATACGTTAGGCGGTGACCAGGGTGGACTCCTTTATTCTGCCCCGCAATCGGGCAGGCAAGAGATGTTTACCTATGACATCTTTACTGATACCTGGGCGAAGATTCAAGATTATTGTCGTGCGGATTTAGGCGTGCAGCCGATGGGACCGGATGAGATTGGCCTGGCGTGGGATTCTAAGCGAAAGGTCCTTTGGCATAATCCGGGGTTTAATTGGAACCATGGGCTAGACCCCAATTTTTGCATCGGTGGAGATATTGACCGCAGTGAGGTCTTGTCCTATGACCCTGTGGCGGGAACATGGCTAGATGAAGCACGTCAAAATGCAACTATTGTCGGATCGTTACTTGGGGATTTCGCGTTTATTTGGTATGACGTGGAGTTGGACGCGTATATGGGTGTATCAAATACCGAGCAAATGAATGTCTATGATATTACGACGGATACATGGACGCGGATAAAACCTCCAAATGGACAATTGTTTGGGAATACAAATTATACAGCCTATGACCCTAACGCCAGAGTGATTTATATTATTGATAATTGGATGGATCAAGCTAATGGGAAGTTGTGGCGGTACAATATTGCAGCAGAGACGTTTACGAATCTTGGCTCTCTCCCAGCATCTTCTGCCCCCTATCGTCGGCTTGAAAGTCATGCTCACTGGGACCCCATCAACCAAGTTCTTCTATGGCCGCTGTGGGATGAAGAACCTGCGACTCCAGTAGGGGATACGAACAACATTATCAAGCTGTATGCATATCATCCTTCAACGCAAGCTTGGGAGGAATATACCCCTAATCAGCCAGGTGGCCAAACGGTTAGTGGGCGACATTCGGTGTTTGATCCTCACTTAAATGCGTTAATGGTCTTTGGGCCTAAAGGTCGCCCAGGTGATGTATTTTTGTATCGATACGGGATAGGGAACAATTCATTGGATACAACGCCTCCAGCCACAGTTACAGGGTTAACGGCGAACCCATAGGAGTCTACAGATGGCGGTTTTCAATGGTGATGATTTTACGATTGGGACAAGCGCATATTTAGAGGCGCATACTCCCGCTGGAGCGAATGCGCATGGATCAGGAGCGTGGAGTAATCTTATCCAACAAGTGACATCAGGGACAGAACAGTTCCCTTGGGTTTGGTCGTCGAATTTTCTTCGGATACTGACATCTGATAAAACGCATGATAATAGCGGCGTAGGAACAGGGTGGGCGCGGCGTCTGGACCCTATTGCGGATTCTGCGGATTGTAGTATTAAAATAAAAGTCACAGCTGTTGAGAGTGGTTCGGTAAATACCCCGTTTTTTTTGCTCTTACGTGTGGCTGATGCTAATAATTGGTATGGGATGGCGCGGTATCGTACTGGTGCGACTCCTACAGATAGCTGTAAGATTGTCAAAATGGTGTCAGGGACGCCAAGCGATATATCAACTGACAATTTTAATATCTCCGTTAATGATACATTTACGCTTGAAGCTGTCGGAACGGCATTGAAGGTGTATCATAATGATGTTGAAGTTACGAATTTAAGTACAACAGATTCTTCTATCACAGCAGCAGGCTATTTTGGGGTCGGAGCAGGGTCATTGATCGATAGTGGGGATATCGCCCACTCAAGTTGGAATTTTGATGATTTAATTTGCACAACAGAAGCAGCGGGAGGATCTTCGGTTGCTTCGATTGTGACGCAACGACATTATTGGGTGAGCCAACAATGAAATGGTTCCTTCGATGCCTTGTGATTATTGGGCTTATGGCTTCTTCTGCATGGGCCGCTGGGCCGAATCTAACATCAACATCGACATTGACATGGGATGCGAACGTTGAACCTGATTTAGCGGGGTATCGGCTATATTATAGTGCAACGTCTGGTGGGCAAACGATTCCAGGGACGCCCTCAGCGACAGAGGTAGCTCCCTCAACAACACATCTTATTGGTCCAATCACATCGGGACAGTATTACGCTAAGATTACGGCGTATGACCAATCAGGTAATGAATCAGTGGAATCAACTGAGGTGCCTTTCGTTATGGAACCGTTGATCCCACCGCCACCGATTTTATTGCATGATCCGTTTAGCCCATTCGGGATTTCGTATCACATAAGGAAAGGGTGCCACTATGTTACTTGTTGAAGGCGGAGATACAAATATTTCAGTAGAGTTTAAAGTTATTGATAGTACAGATGGAACGCCAGAAGAAGGCGTGGTCGCCGCCACCGCTGGGTTAGTGTTGTGGTATCGACGTGACGCCGCTGTCTTGACTTCTCTTGCGACAATTACAAACTTAGCGTTGTTAACAACCGCCCATACGGATAAAGGGATTTTACATATTGATGATGGCGTGTATCGGTTGGACCTACCGGATGCCGCCGTTGCGGCAGGCGTCAAGAAAGTAACGTGGGGTGGGACGGCGACTGGCATGATCGTGTTGGGCGGGACAATTAATATTGTCTCGTTTGATCCTTACGATGCCGTTCGTATGGGGCAAACCGCCCTGCCGAATGCTGCGGCGGATGCCGCTGGAGGGTTGCCGATTAGTGATGCTGGCGGATTAGATATGGATGCTATTCTTGTTGACACAGGGACAACGTTGCAAGCGGAACTTGACGCAATCCAAGCGGCGGTTATCACGAATGCAGCGGGAGCAGATATCGCCGCAGATATCATTGCAATAAAAGCGGAAACCGCATCGATTGTTGCTGATACTGGTGAATTGCAAACAGATTGGGTGGATGGCGGCAGATTAGATGCGTTACTCGATGCGACGATACGTGCCTTGGCAGCGGGAACGGCTCAAGCTGGGACATCAAGCACGATTCAGCTTGCGTCAGCGGAAACGTTTGCTGATGATGAATTAAATGGATGCTGCGTCAACATTACAAGTGGAACTGGCGCAGGACAAAGCCGAGTGATTTCTGATTATGTGAATTCCACCGATACGGCGACAGTGACACCAAACTGGACGACTTCGCCGGATGCCACGTCGGTTTATAATATTGTGAACGGAAGCGTAAACGTTGAGGCATCGGGGATTAATGTTCCATCTGATCTTGTGAGTATTACCCAAAGTACCGTAGCGGCAACAAACCTCAAGAAAGGGTCGATGGCGGCCATCCCGTTTTTGGCGCAAACCGGGTCAACAGCGACGGTTTTACAAACAGATCTCAGCGGAACGATTACGGATATGTATAATGATCGGTCATGTTATGCGACGGATGCATCAGGCGTTGTGTTTGGCCAAGGGTCAAAAATTACAGCTTACGATAGCGGGACAAACGCATTAACGGTGCAAGGGTTTACGCATGCGCCTGCTAATGGAAATCCTTTTGTCATTATATAGGGGGCAGCCATGATTACTGTGCCGTTAGATCATAGTAATGAACGCGCCGTATTTAAGCTGCGTAACGTTGGGACAACATATGGAACGGCAGGGCAAGCAGCTACCGGCGTCCCTTATACCGCCGTGTCTGCTTCATGGTTTCGGCGTGGGGTGTCAGTTAACGCTATTGACCCAACGGCGGCGCATACCGCTGTAAGTGACTCTCACACAGACTTGAGGTGGTTTGAAGTTGACGCGACCGAACATCCAGGGTTGTATACATTAGATATCCCCGATACGGTTTGGGCGTCACAAGGCCATGTGTTTGTAAGTGTTGTCGTAACGGATGTATATGATGCTGATCTTTTTTATGATGTTGTTCATCCATCACGGTTGCAAGCAGAACAATCGATGGATTACGGCACTGTCACCAATACATTCTTTACACCCACGACAACAGAATTTCGCGCTGATGGAACATTATCATCATTAGATAATGCGTATGCAGGGAAAAGTGTTTTGTGGGTCGGTTCTGGGAATCTACAAAGTACAATGGTGAGTATCGTTTCGTATACAGCGTCAACTAAACATTTTGTGACGAGTCTTATGCCTACTGTTCCTTCAAATGGTGAAGCGTTTATTACATTATGAGTCTGTCACGCCTTGGCCCATTCGGTCTTCCCATCAGCAAGCAATCAGGTGGCCTTGGTGTCGAAAAACCAGCGACAGATTTAAGAATCTTAGGACTCGGGTTATTTGGAATGCCGGGTGGCCTTGTTCCTCCCGATCCAGGTATTCCTAAGTGGCCTACAGATTTAAACAAATTAGGGTTGTTTGGTATTCCTGGTCCAGCGGTGTTTTCATCTATTAGCCCTGAAATAACCGTCTTGGATTACGAGAGAGGTTTTACGCGAGGGTTTCGGCGTGGACTTTCAAGGGGACAAGCATAAATGCAAATTACACACAAAAAAAATACTGCGTATTATTTAGCTTTTCCAATGGTTGATACAACGTCTCCCGAATCCTTTAAATCTGGGGAGACGGTGCTGGATACTGGGTATTATAAAGATGGGGCTGGAGCCTGGACTTCTTTGCCCATTGTAGACACCGTGGTAGAGATTTCTTCGACAGGCGTTTATGAAGTGACGTTATCTGCAGCAGAGATGAACCATGACCAAGTGATTATTAAGATGGTGTCAACGAATGGAGCGGATACTGCTTTTTTATTTGACTTGCGTGATGAGGTTGATTTAGGTGTTGCAGGGGCAGGGTTAACGGCGGTTCCATGGAATGCATCGTGGGATGCTGAAGTTGAATCAGAGTGCAATGATGCCTTGGTCGCGCAGAAACTTGACCATTTAGTTGCGGTGGCTGACGCGGATGATCCGGTCGATAATTCTATTGTTGCCAAGATAGCCAATGCGGCGGGGGATTGGTCAAGCTTTACGCCAGCGACGGACGCCTTGAGTAGTTTGTATGTCGTGACGGATGGGACGGCAACAGATGCGGCGTTGGCGCTTGTTGATACGACGGCGATTAAAGCCGTGACAGATCAAATGGCGTTTACCGTTGCGAATCAATTGGATGCGAACGCCTTATCGACAGGAACAGATAGTATCGATGCCGCTGCAATATCAACAGGCGGAGCGAACGCGATTGCTGATGCTTTGCTCGCTCGGCAAATAACGGAATCGTATGCCACAGACGGCTCACAACCAACCGTCGCACAAATGCAATATATGCTCTGGTCTGCGCTGGCACAATTTGCGATTAGCGGGACCACGATGTCTTGCAAAAAACTTGACGGAACAACGCAAAGCATGACCTTTTTATTGGATAGCGATACATCTCCCACGTCACGGACAAGGAATGCCTAAATGATTAAGCATCTTATTGGTCGTGGAATTGGGTTCTCACCTGGCTCTGTTGGGTTTATCCCAACATTAGGATTTGGCAGCGCAGAGCCGACCACGATAACCCGTACAGGCATGGCAGCGATTCTTCGGCAACATAGTCTTAAGCGCCCCAATAGGCCAACGCATCGGCGTAAAAAGGAACGGCAATGAATGTTGAGATTCTTTATGAAGATCACACAACAGTCAGCGGTGACGCTGAAGATTGGGCAACCATGCGAAGTGACGGTGTACAAGAAATCACATTAATTCATGGACGCTATCGTAACGTATTTCATGGGGCGTCATTGTATTGGTTGTATCGTGAAGAATTGAATTGGGTCGCTGGGCAGACCGGGGTAAAGTACGATCCTAATATGATTACGGAAATCATCACGTTCCCAAGCGGAAAGCAGGAAGAACGGCAATGTGTCTATCTTCCTGATTTACAGCATAATGAAATAAAACTTGGGTGGTGGGATGGCGAAAACGTACTTCATTCATAATGCCAATGGGACGCATTCTTTGGGGACGGCATTCACCCATCAAATTGCAGCCACCGATCCAGCGGATGCCACAGACACAGCCACGGCGTCATCGGGGGGCGGGACTAACGATGGCTTCTATGAGGAAAATGAGGATACCGGAGTGACGCGGACAAGCACTGGTACGTTTACGTGTGAAGTTGAAGTCAGCACCTCAACGGCGAACACGACGATTACCGTTGATTGGTATCGCGTCAATAGTAGCGGGACGATTCAAAACGGACCAATTAATTCTACGGAGGGTGCCCAAAGTTCTGCGTCAACGGGATCATTGTCTTTTAATGTGACGAATCCCTCATTAGGGACGTGGGTATCAAGTGACCGATTAGCATTACGGTATACCATCACAAACAACGCGCCCCATGGAGGTGCTAAAGGTCCTATCTGGGATACCGGGACGGCTTTATCTGAAGTGCATACACCGTTTACCGACCCAGAGGGTGGGGCGGTTCCTTTATTTGTGTATCACCAACGACATCATAATAAGGCGCTGTAGTAATGATTTTAAAGCAATCAATCGCAGTCGATGTTCTTATTGGTCCTTTTTTAGATATTAGTGATGGGGCGGCGGCGGAGTCTGGTGAAAGTCCTTCGGTTAAGCTATCGAAGAATGGGCAAACATTAGCCGCCAAAAATGATGTGACGACGCCAACGCATGATGCCGACGGGTATTATAATTGCGAATTAGATGCCACCGACACGAATACGGTTGGGCAATTAGTGCTAACGGTTGCAGCCAGTGCCAATGCGTTGCCGGTACGTCATGAATTTCAAGTGATGGAAGAAGCGACGTATGATGCATTATATGGCGCATCAGCCAATGGCTTTAATGCGTCAGGGGCGGTGACATTAGCCGCCGCAACACATACTGGCGCGGTGATTCCGACCGTCACGACATTGACAGGTCATACGGCCCAAACAGGCGATAGTTTCGCAAGAATTGGGGCCAATGGTGCAGGGCTATCGGCAATCCCAACTATTGCTACGGTAACGAATCTTACGAATCTTCCAACAATGCCAACGGATTGGGTGACGGCGGCGGGTATGTCGGCAGGGGCGGTATCGGAGATTCAGTCAGGGCTAGCAACGCCAACTAATATCACCGCCGGGACAATCACAACCGCGACGAATGTCACGAACGATGTTGGGATTACACAGGCGGGAGCCGATAAGGTGTGGTCGTCTGCCACGCGTACCTTGACGGCATTTTCAACCAGTTTGGCGCTATCGGTTTGGGATGTTTTGGAGTCAGCGATTGTTACGGCCTCAACTATTGGAATAAAACTGAAAACGAATCTTGATGCGACTGTTTCTAGCCGCATGGCGGAGGCTTCTATCAATACAACGGGCGGCGCGGTCGATACCGTGACGAGCGTCACAAACGATGTGGGGATCACCGCCACTGCCGTCGATAATATTTGGGATGAAGATGTTGACGCCTCACACCAAACAGCAGGAACGGCAGGCAAAAAACTTGATGATGCTGGCGGGGCTGCCGATCCATGGGCGACGGCATTGCCTGGCGCGTATGGGGCCGGAACCGCCGGGAATATCGTGGGTAATAATCTTGACGGAACAGTCAGCAGTCGGATGGCGGAAGCCTCCATCAGTACTACCGGCGGAGCTGTCGATACCGCGACGAACCTCACGAATCTCCCCACGATGCCAACGGATTGGATTACGAACACTGGATTATCGGCGGGAGCGGTGACGGAAATTCAAACAGGGCTGGCGACGCCAACCAATATCACCGCAGGGACGATTACTACGGCGACAAATGTGACAAATGATGTTGGGATTACACAGGCGGGCGCCGACAAAGTATGGGCATCAGCGACACGAACATTGACGGCATTCTCAACGAGTCTTGCGTTAAGTGTCTGGGATGTCTTGGAGTCGGCAATCGTGACCGCTTCAACGATTGGCTTGAAGCTGAAAACCAATCTTGATGCGACAATTAGCAGTCGGATGGCGGAAGCGTCGATTAACACAACCGGCGGAGCCGTCGATACGGTGACAAGCGTAACCAATGATGTCGGGATAACGGCCACCGCCGTGGATAACATTTGGGACGAAGATGTTGATACCTCTCATCAAACGGCAGGATCGGCAGGGAAGAAACTTGATGATGCTGGCGGGGCGGCTGACCCATGGGCCACTGCACTCCCTGGAGCATACGGCGCAGGAACAGCGGGGAATATTGTCGGCAACAATCTTGACTCGCCTATTTCCACGGCGCAAGCAGACCTCGACACGATTACCGGGAGCGATGGAGCGACATTGGCGACAACGCAATCATCGTATGCGCCATCGAAAGCTGGGGATGCCATGGCATTAACAGCGGGTGCCGTGGATGCCGTTTGGGATGAATCGATTACGTCAGGCGCACATAATGTGGCGAATTCGTCAGGCAAATTCCTGCGACAATTACGGACAAACGGCACTTATGCTGGCGGGGCTGTTTACATTGATACGGTGAATGGTTCGGCAGGGACGGAAGATTATGAAAATGGAACAGACAGTAACCCAGTAAACACCATTGCGGATGCCAATACCCTGGCAACTTCTTTAGGCATTAGTCGGTTTGTTGTGTTGCCAGGATCAACGATTACGTTAGCGGCTACGCAATCAAACCAAGTGCTTGAGGGCCATGGATGGACATTGGCGCTCGGGGGACAGAGTATCGTAGGGTCAAAATTTATTGGGGCGACGGTTTCAGGGATTGCATCAGGTGTCGGCACCACGCAAGTCTTTGAGCATTGTTTCCTTAATGTCTGTAGTCATATTAAGGGGACTCATGTTCTGTTTTGTTCGATCCAAGGCACACAGACAATGGTGGAAGCGGGGGATATATTTTTTGACCATTGCCATTCTGGGGTTGCAGGAATCTCGACGCCAACGTTTGACTTTGGGACGGCGATTGGGGACACCAATTTGAATATCCGACATTATAGTGGTGGAATCCAATTGGAGGCGATGGGCGATACCGGAACCGACACCGCATCGGTTGAAGGACATGGGCAAGTGGTAGAAGGAACGTGTACGGGCGGTACTGTGGCTATTCGTGGGAACTTTACTACTTCAGGCATTACAAATTTAACCTTAAATGATGACGCGAGGATTGATGTTGCACAAATTAATGCAGAGGTTGATAACGCCTTGACGGTAACAACGTATCCCGAACCGCCAAAAGGTGCGCCAGGGGCGACGCTTTCGCTAAAAGATAAGATTGGGTATACATATAAAGCATGGCGGAATAAAGCCACGCAAACCGCGACAACGTATAGTCTATTTAACGATGATGCGGCAACCGTTGACCATGATGCGACAGTTTCGGACAGTGCGGGAACCGCGACACGCGGAGAAATGACGGATGGGCCGTAATGGCGATTGATACCGCCGCAAAACGATATTCGATGATGGGCTTTGGTCGTGTGCCTGCGTCCATCTTGTTTGAAGTTGATGGGTCAGTTGATGATGATGACCGATCACAATTACTGTTTTTGTATGCAGGGATTATATTAGATGGCGGAGAAGAAGAGGAAGACGTAGTGTATCCCGTGAGTTCTCCTGCGGTGATTCGGAAAAAGCGATTATTAGTAAGGAAACGATTAGGATTTTGCGGATGACAGAGATCCTAATATAGTAGACATCACTATAAAACAAGGAGAGTCTTATGGCATTCCCTTATACCACAATGGCATCTTTTGAAGACGGAACGCTCGGCCACTTTGATGCGGAAACTGATACTGGGTCCAAATTAGATTTCCCACATTATACAGAGTTAGCTCGGCATCCTGGGCTTCCAGCCCCATATCGTGGCGCTTATTGCATGCGAGTCGATTTAGCGCCATCGACGAACCAAGCGATTGTCCAAGAAACAGGGGCGTGGGATCTTACGGCAGGAACAGATGAAATCTATCTTCGGTTGAAGTTGTGGATTTCAAAAGACTTGACGATGGCTACCACCGATGAGTTCGCCATTTTACAGTTTTGGAGTTCTACCAATACATTAGAGGCTGGCGTTTTTGTAAATTACACGACGGCCAATGGGTATCGTTTAGGGTTGGGAGCGACATCGGGATCGTCTTGGAAAAGCCTGACTCTTGGTGAATGGCATGATATTGAAGTGTATTTTAATCCAGCCGGAGGGGCCGCAGGCACACTAGACGGGTGGCTTGATAATAGTGCCTTTACGCAAGTGGGGTCATTAACGAATGCCAACATTACTAGTGGGGTGGTTGGCGTCGATCTACAAGATGCTGGAACGACAAAAGGCCGTGTGCTATTTGATGCGATTGTTGGGCATAAAAATGGAGCGCGGATTGGGCGAGGAGGGAAGCGATTTGAAAAGCAAGCGTTAATCGAGGGAACGCGGCATCTTTTTGTCGGACATGGCATTATCGATAATGTCAGTTTATTGTCAGGTGGGGCCGCTGATAATATTTTGCGAATATGGGATACAGATCGAGCGGATACGACGAATGCGTCAATGAAGTTAGAACTTCGGAATTTGAATGCCGATGAGACGCCTGTTGACCCAGCAGGGGTGCCAGTCGAAGTTACGCATGGATGTTATGTGGAATTAACTGGAACGAACCCGAGAGCCATTGCGAATATTTACCGAGCATCAGGATATTACAGTGATGCCGCAATACGAGATGCGGCAATGGTGGGGACATGAGCGTAACGGGGCAATTTACTACATTTCAAGATCTTTATACCGGGGTGTTGAATGCCGTTCGTTCGCAGACGACGCAAGCGTCAACGGTGTCGCAAGCGAAACGTGCTGTAAATATTGCCCTTCAAGATATGCATTTAGGGCAAGACTATCAATTTTATTGGGCAGAGCGAAGCGCCAATCTTACTTTGAAAGCTCCATATACTACCGGGACTGTTATTATTTCACCTGGGACAACGGCTCTCTCTGGCGTGGGGACGTTATGGGACACCGCCGGAACCTATGGGGCGAACAATGTGGAAGCGGGGGATAAGATTGTTTTAGCGGGGGAAGATGTCGTGTATCGCGTTGCAAGCGTTACGGATGATACCAATATTGTCCTTGATAGCACATACATAGGAACGACAACCGGCGGAACCTATAAAGCGTTTAAGGATGAATACACACCAGCATCAGATTATTTGCGTCCCGTTGATATGCAATTCTTCGATGATAACCGTGAGATTCAATTCGTTGACCGGCGACAATTACGACGAAAATTTCCACGCAATTCGGTAACGGGTAGACCACGTGCGGTAACGCAAATTGAATTGGGGCCGAGTGGTAATGTAGGAGAGCCAGAACTGCGACCGCGCATAGTCTTTACGCCACCGCCTGATGCTGTGTACAACATTCCGTATACGTATATTACAACCAATTTAGTGTGTTGCGGCAATGGCGTCTTCCATACAGAATTTACCCTTGATAGTGATGAGCCGATTGTTCCGTTTCGCTATCGTCACGCCTTGTATTATTACGCCTTAAAAATCTTTTACGAACATAAAGATGATGTTCGCGCACAGCAGGCTTTGCAAGATTACATTAGCGTTATGCAACGTATCGTGAATGACGTGTCGGTGGGCGACCAGCGATTACGCATTGAGCCACGACAATCACATTACACGCATCATGCCGAAGCGCCATATAATTATACAAGTCGGTTTGATGTAAATAATGCGTTTGATCGTATGGAGTAATGTATGCCTAAGCAAAAAGAAGAAGA